ACCTGTTGCAGAAACTGTTAACCCTACAAATGCTCCAGTTCCTGAAGCATCTTGAATAAGTAATCTAGGATTTTTCCATCCTATTGATCTGCCTTCAGGTAATGCAGTTACTACGCCTGCATTACTACCGACTATATATACTGGTTCATCTAAAAATCCTGTATCGGCATTGGTACCACCAGTCCATGTATTAACGGTATTTGGTGTTGTACTATAATCGTACCGATAAGGACCGGCAGATCCTTTTATGTAGGCAAAAGAACTTCCTGATCCCCACGATTTTGCTACTGTTTGGGATATGCCCGACGACCCAATACCATTAGTAGTAGTAGAATTATTTGTAGTTAATACGTCAGAATCTTTTCCATCTACAGGAATAGCATCTCTATAAAAATGAAACTCACCTCTTATGATACGTTCATCTTGGTCTACTAAAATAAAATCTTTTTCTCCATTATAAGGGTATGACGCCGAATCTACATCTTGTGCAAATCCATTATATGTTGTAAGTTTGCCGCCATTGGATCTTCCGACCAATGAAGAACTACTATGATCTCTATGATCACTAACAATGTCTGCTTTTACACCTTCTTTTGCCATTACTATTTTAGCATCAAAATTAGCTAGAGATACACCTGGTCTTGTAATAGCATCAGCAGTTATAGTAGGTTTATCTTCCGCAGTACCACCAGATTCAGTTAAAGATCCATTAGAAAATGTTACTACTTTGAAATAATTACCATCATCAAAATCGTCACCGCCTGTTTCTGATGTCGAAGCTTGTCCTATACCTGCACCGTCAGTATCGTCCCATAATAACGCCGAAGGATTTACCAAAGTACCGCTACTTTTTCCTCTGTTAACCCAAAATCCTGAAACTCCGTCAAATGCATTATTAGTGCTGTCACCTGTTTGGTGCTGACTACTGTTTAATTGAAATAGATTATCTTCAATTAGTAAATTATTAGATTCAATTACTAGACTACTTCCAGATACTGTATGATTTCCTGCAACATGAACATCACCATTAACTTGAAGATTTTTTTCTATATGTACTCCGCCTTTAATTCTAAGAGCTCCATTAGCCTCTTTACCAGCAGAACTATTACCAATAGTTTGGTCTCTTTCAAACGCTACCTCAACAAAACCTGCTAATCTTCTAGTTCCTGCTGTCGAATTTGCTGTAGTTATAAGCGTACCTGGGGAGCCAGCTGTATATTCGGCTCCAGCTAATACTGTATATGAATTATTATTAGCATCATCTCCGCCTATTGCTTGGCCACCATAACCCGAACTAACTGTTGTTTGTCCGTCTTCTAATGTTAGTCCGTCGATTCCAGGATCATTTTGTTCCGGATTTGTTAAGTCATTTATAGCATTAGATTGAAATGCAGAATATGTGCCTCCATGTAACTTATCACCGCTAATAGCATTAGGATCTAATAAAATTCTATTATCACCTAATTCTGCAACTAACTTTGCTCCACTACCATTGCCTCCTAGTGTAATACCACCACCTTCGCCGACTTCTGTACTAAGAGCATATGTGTATCCTGATCCAGATGTAGTAATTGTTACTCCTGTTATAACTCCTCCTGTAATAATCAATGAACCTACGGCTGTTTCTCCTGAAACAGGAGCATCAAATGTAATAGTAGAGGTACCATCAATATAACCACTGCCACCTTGTATAATTTTTACACTTTGAATTGAACTACCAAAACCTGATCTACAACCTGTTAAGTCTAGTTGATCTGAAGGATTCATTCCTACACGAATACTACCATTTATTGAAGGTCTTAAAGGCGGCGATGAATATCCACTACCGTTATTGGTCATTGTAATACCTGTAATCTTATCCTCATCGGCAGTTCCGTCGGATCCTCTATTGACAGTAGCAGTTGCCTGGGCACCACCGGCCTCTTGAGGTGGTCCTATTATAACTGTAGGAGTCTGGGTATAACCACTACCTTTATTGGTCATTACTGCACCGGTAATTTTTCCTAACTGATTAGTATCAGTTCTATCAATAATAGCATAACCCTCTGCTTGTGTGCCATCTGCTTCATCTGGTTCACTAAATTTTAAATCATATCTATAACCTGCTACTGTGTCGCCTGAAGAAGTTGTTACGTCTGGATCAAATTCTCCAGCTAAAGTTAAACCTGTTGTTATTTTTGGAAATTCTTTATATAAAGGTAATCCGTCTGGATGCTTTTCCTGTTTATATACCGAGGCTTGACCTCCTGGAGGAGTAACAGTTGCGTCTTTTTTCAATGGTTCCCAAGGTAATTGGGTATTGGCAAAATTAAATATGCCAATAATTTTTTTGTTTAGAACCACTTTAATGCATGGATACGATTGAGGAGCTTCAGATCCATCCTCTACATGAGAAGCTATAGATTGGAATAAGAACGTAGCATCAGCAGATACAGGCACACTTAATTGTCCCCAGTCTAATACACCGCTTTCGTCTTTATATCTAATATTTAAAATGCCATTATCTGAACTACTATCAAACCATAAATCGCCTTCTCGTGGTGTATAACCACTAGAATCAGTGGTAGGATCGGTTATTGCAACCGTTATATTTGCTAACTGTTTCCATTTTTGATTACCTGAATTATCGGCGTCGAGCATATACAAATACCCGTCTGTTGGTTTAAACCATAATTGGCCCACCATAGGATTTGTGGGTGCAGTATCTCTTGAAAAATTTTCAAGGATATGAACAAAATTTTCTGCAATTAATTGTCCATAATTTTTATAGTTTTGACCTATAAGGTTTAAACTTGTTTGAGTATTAACAGTACCTTCTAATACATTTGCTACTGTTGACCCTTTATAATTTTTTATATTATATGGCATATTTTTACCTTTATGTTGCTACGTAATTAGTTCTTATTCTTATTGTATATAAGACCTGTATTTTTCTATTAGCAGATTTTTCTACAGGATGAAAAATAACATGACTTAATAATAACCCTTGATTTCGACCATCAACTGATTTAGCCTTTAGACCTATCTCATCAAATATAAATTGACCATCGCTATTATCAGCTGTATTCTGCGATACAATAGGCGAAGATAAATTAAAATTTGTATCGGACGACGACGGTTCAGTATATGCTAACGTAGATGTAATTATTATATCTGTGTATTCAGAACCGTCAGCATATACAACTTCCATTTTATTATTTGCAATATCACTATTATCAGCATCTAACGTATCAATATTTTTAAAAAATTTATCTGCATATAGATCATCATTTGCTAAATTAACTTTAGGCTCTCTATATGAAATATTTCCTTGAGCGTCTGTAATAGTTCCGTCACTGCCAAAATGCATTTCGTATATGGTAAAATTATCTTTATTGCTTAATGTATTAGCAATGCACCTACTCATATTTTCTGAATGTATTTTATTAGGTTTATCTACAAAAATCTCACCAGTATCTACGTCAAAAATTTTAACGTGTCCTTGCATGTCTATATTAATATTACTTTTCATTATTATTTTACCTTATTAATATTTATATGGTTCCCTGAGTGACAGTTAAGCCTTGTATTGGACTAGTACCAGCAATAGTAGTATTAGCCGAAGGATTAAATGCTGGATAACTTAACGGATCCGTTGCCAATGTTAAGTTCATAGCAGTACCTGCTTCAACAACAGAAGCACCATTTAAATGAGCTTTAGGAGTGGTACCGTCGACTCCTCTTGTACAACCTGTTAATGTATCAGTAGATACTCCTGTGAATGTAATTCTTTCTGAGCCTATAACTATTGTACCCGAAGTACCAGTTAAATTGGCTGCTCCACCATTTGCAACTTCAATGGAAGTTGCAGTTGCAGTAATAGCACCATTTAATGTTGTTTTGTTAGCATCGATAATACCTTCGTATTTTCTTGTACCTGCATCTGTAATAAAAATTCTAAATGCTCTAGAATCGGCATCAGCAGTATTGCCTGTTGTATTTGTTTGCACTCGTATATCTAATACTTCTGTTGCAGTAGTTTTAGATTCTTCTGTTATAGTTCTAGCATCGGCAATAGTTTCTATTTTACTATGATACGGTTTTGTATCATTTAAAAATTCTAAAATATCATCTTCACTACCTACATCAAATGTTTTAGGTGTTAAATTTAATGGTGTACTTCTTGTTAATTGTAGCACAGATGATTTTGCAATCCAATCTATGTTTTCTTGTTCACTATAAATATACCTTATCATTGCAAAGAAAAATTCTTTGTAATACGACTGATAAGGTCCTACAAATACATCTAATCTTAATGCATCTAAAATATTTAAAAATTCATTATTATAATTTTTATCCCAGCCAGTTATATCCCACTCTACTGCATCCCAACCACCATCTTCGTCGGTAATATTATATAATGTTTCTTTAATTTGTATGGTACCGTTTTGTTTACCAATTTTTAACCATTGGTTAGATACCCACTGATAAAATGCCCAATCTCCTGCTCCATCGTCATCATCTACTCTTACTGTTGTGTATAATGATGTATTTACATCATATAATTCATTTCTTGTATTTACGGTTTGTTGAGTAACTGTAGACGAATTAATTGTGTAGTTTGGGTCAAACCAGTCTGCATATACCCAATAATCTTGAGGTGTGTATGTAGAATTACCTTTATTAAATGTTCCACCTAATCTTTTTCTCCAATTAAGTTGGGAATCACTTAAATTTATTTTTATTAATAATTCATTTACTTTTTGTACTACAATTCGTATTGCTTTTAATCTATCTTTAATTAAACTTTGTTTATATGGACGTATTTGACTACCATACCTAAATAATTCATTTAATCTTAAATCAGGTACTCTGTTTGGTGCTTCGTATGATATTGTATTATCATTTAAATATTCATATGTTCCTGCTAATAACTGTGTCCATGGTTGTCTAGAAAAATTTCCTATTTCATTAAATGAAGCAAACTGATCATGGGCAACAATTGTAGAAGCATTGGTAGTTACAGGATGGTTAACGCCTCGTGTAACTAACAATCTGTCCCCTGTTGATACATTTGTAAATTCGATATCATCAACAAAAATTATTACATCACTACTAGGAGAAGATTGCAAATCTATTTTTAAAAATACAGCTTGATATTGATCACTTTGGGCAACAACTTCTAATTGAAGGCCGTACAATTCGTTTGCTGCGACTGATGTTATAGCAATAGTGTCGCTGGTCTCTACTGTAAATCCTGAAAAATTAGTTTGAGACGAACTTGCATGTCCATATGATAATGACGCAGATCCTGCTCCTGACCATGTAGACGAAGATCTAAACTTTATTTTAATAAGATGCTTTACACCAGCAGTTATACCTGCATATGCAGGTAATGATATATCTATTTTTTGTCCGACATATCCGACTTGTGTACCCGATAATATAGTAAATTTACCAGAATATGCTCCGTTTAATACCTCACCACTAGTTGATGTAACTACTAATGCACCCAATTGTGTAGACCAATAAGTTGTTGCATTGGCATTAAAATCAGAATTTTGTAGATAATTAGTATCAGAAAGAAATCTTTCAGTCGCATAACGATCATAATAATTTAATTCTACAACTTCATTTTCTATTTTTGCGTGAGATTGAAGATATCCGGATCCTTTTCTTGCGGTATTCATAGTTATTGCAGTTATAGATCCATTTGATAATGTAACATCTGCATCTATAACAGTTGCTCTAGTACCTGTAGAAGTTTCAGGATATGAAATATATACATTTGGTTTAGATGTGTATCCTGATCCGCCTCTAACAATAGTAATACTATCAATTGTTCCATTAACTATATTTGGAAAAGCATATGCGGTTACATCAGCCAAAGGTAATCCTAAAGTATTTCCTACTGGTGGATCTATTGTAACAACGGCCCCAAAAGTTAAATTATTTGCTATTGGACTTATTCTTATTTCTGGATAATGTCTTGACCAATGACTAGTAGAAGTTAATACATGTCCTGTATTATTATCAGCGAGTGAAATATATTGTATTTTATTTGTGGCATCATTTACTACGTCGTCTTTTGCATATGTTGTTCCACTAGCATAATCAGCAATAGTAGGCAAACTTAACATTAACTTTGCTGATTCTAATTCTATTGCTATTGCATTATTTTGTAAATTACCACCAGAAGTTCCACTGGTTCCACTTGTCCCAGATGTTCCACTTGTCCCAGATGTTCCACTTGTCCCAGATGTTCCACTTGTACCATAAGAAACAACAGAATTAGCTGGATATTCTAAATCTCCGCTCCAATCATATGATATTGTATTAATACTATTGTTAACTGACGTTTCTTGACCAACTAACCCTAATGTTGTTTTTGTTTGGTCAAATCCTAATATACTTTCGTGCATTCTATTTGCTAATAATCTAGGAACAACCGAACTATCATTTTCTCTTAGTGTTAACCATTCTTTATGTGTTTGGCCTACACTATTTGTAAAGTTAATTTGAACTATAGAATTTTTGTTAAGAATTTTTTCTAAATTACCACTTATTAAACTAGATGTACCTGCAGGAGATGCCCAAAAAATACCTGACTCTGTAGGATCATCTATATATTGTGTAATTTCTAATGTACTAAATCTTCTATATGGTTTAGTTTTAGGTACCGTTCTTTTATTCTTAACCCAAAAATAATAATATGTGACTTCGGTGCCAGTATAAGGATTGTATTCTGTATCTTGAGACCAATAATAATATATTTGATCATCTATAATTTTATAATATGCCTCGCCAGATGCTACTTCACCATCTATAACAAATTCACCATTTACTAACGTCGACCATTCATCAGGTGTAACAATGCTTTTAGTCCATTCGTAAATATCTATACTTGATTCTGGAAACTTTGCACCCCAATTTTTAAACGAATAATCTAAATCTAATTTTTGTTCATAATCTAAATATCTTACAGTAGATAAATCCCACCATGTTTCGCCGACTTTTTCTTTATCCCAATATCTTTCATCAACAACTTCTTTAGTTTCTTCTGTCGAATCACTATATAATGCTTGATCATATCTAGTCGAAGAATCTATTTCAGCTTCGGCTACTCCGGGTATAATGCCTTTAAATGGGTCCCAAACTTCTGCCTTACCCAATTCTTTATTATCAATATAATCATATATTAAAACATTTGATATTTGATCGGACGCGGTTTTTGTTTGTTGTTGTCTAACTACGTCCCAATCTGTATTAGATAAATTATAAGAATAAACTCCAAAACCCAATCCTGATGTATTTTTAAATACTATTTCTAGCGGTTGTCCTATAATCCATTGTGATATATTAGCTGGCGTAAATGTTATAGTTGTACCCGAAACCGACCATGCAACATTTCCTCCTGTTGACGCAGGTAAAATAGTTTTACTGGTTCCTATATAAACTGATATGTCGTCAGCACTTGATACTGAATATGATAGTGTATATGCCGTTTGTTCAATTTCTGAACTAAGATACTGTCCGCCTGTTGTTGTAGTATCTGATTGGTATTTTAATATTAAAGATTGTACTCTATAATAAGAATCTGCATACGCAACCCAACCCTCATTCCAAGCATATTTTGAATCTGTTATTGCATTATATAAATCATCGGTGCCTAAAAATCTGTGTGATCTAAAAACAAAACATTTACAATATAGTTCATTTACTGCAATATATTGATCTATGTAAAATTGCTTATCACTCCTTGAACCGCAAGTAGCACAATCAGAACCACTCGGAAAACCTGTTACTTTATGTATACCATTTAATCCTGGATTATTTTCTGCACCTACTATAAGAACATAATCACCGATACTCAAAGAATGAGATTGATTTAATTTTACCAATGCTTCGTTTCCAGTATCATACCCCGGACAAACTAATTCAACATCAAGATTCTTATCATGCAAACCTACTACATCCCAACTTTGAGTATTTTCATCATTTGCAAACCAAGCAGTAAATAATCCATTTTCTGATACTGCGGTCCAAGGATTAGGATCATTTGAAGATGCTCTATATTGAAATGCTGAAATATAAATAAAGTCGTTATCTGCAGGTAACTTACTATATGGCACAGAAGTAGGACCAAATGTAAATGCATATGTGTATTCACCTAATCCATCTACTTTTGTATTAGCACTATCTCTATATTGCATAGGATAATATGTTGTATTAAAATCACCTATTCTAACTTCTACTCCTAAATTACTAGTAGCAAAAGGATCTGTTGCGGCAGTTAATTTTGTGGTGTTATCATATGAAAATACACACTTATCTATATGTAATCCTGCAACATATAAATCTCCTGTCTTTGTCCAAAATCCTGTTTGAGTAGAAGGATTTTGATTTAAATTATTAGCGGTAGTTATTGCTTTATATTCTGCTCCTTCATATATAACATAATCTGGATTGGTAGAGGAATTATCCTGACCATCATAAGCAAAATTAGCATTCCATGTAGGAAAGTCGTTATATGAACTACCTGCTACTCCGACTGCTACCCATTTAGTTGCACCAGATTCTGTTCCCGGTGTTACATTTGAAAATGAACTTGCAATAGATCTATAATTTGTAGTTGTACCAGAATCTGTATGAGATACATAAGCATTAATACCATATGTTATACTGTTATCGTATGCGGTAAAAACAGTAGATGAATAATATGTAGTTTTAAGAGCATTGTTAATACCTCTAAAACTTTGTTTAGCAGATGTTATTGCAGAGTTAGTCCATCTTTGTCCTTTATGCCGTACAAAAGATCCGACAGCATATGATCTATTATCTCTCCATCCGTCTGTTTGTGTTAAATTATATATACTTGAGAGAGCTCCTTGATCTTTAACATCTTTGTATGTATCATACAGTTTAGGTAAATCTTTTTTATTAAACATAGTATAAGTAACTTCGTCTAATTTAAGATAACCTGCATTAGGTAAATTTTTCTCGTCAGTTTCTATTTCTTCAAAATTAGATAAATCTCTATCTAATGATCCTTGCGTAAAAGTTATAGGAGGATCATTTGCTGGTTCTTCTAACCATCTAGAATCACCTTTTAACATACTAATAGCAGCATCATAATCTATATCTCTAGCCTGACCAGAAAATATAGGATCAAATCGAATTAATTGCGGATTTGTTTTAATGTCGCTTTGTTTTAAAGTAAATTCTTGTGTTTGCTGAGTAGGTAAAGGACCAAACTCACCTAACCTAAACATCCATTCTTCTTCTAAGTCTATATCAACACTTGATTCTAATAAAAATGTACTTCGTATTAATCTATTAAAACTTTCAGGTGTTCCTTTTTTATGAAGTAGTCCTTTCATAAATTGAAATTGTACATCATCAGATAATCGCATATTACGTAAGAACTGTTTCTTCTCATACCCTATGTTTTTTCGTGCAACACCTGATAAATTTAAGTCTGTTAAATGCTGAGTTTCGCTGAATAATTCATAATTTACGTTTGACACTGACTTATCAAAATTTTCAAATATTGTATCATCTCTAACTATGTAACCTGGTGCATAAAATGTACCATTCCAGTTAGATGTTTTTTGATAATCTATTTTTAATCTTAACTTTTCTTCACTTAATAATGGAGAATACACAATATCGTTAAAAATTGTTGTATTGTCTAGTATCAACAGATGTTCGTAATCACAAACAACCAATATAGCACAATAAATTGCTTTATTGTCGTTTTTACATTTTATATTAACTTCTTTGTACTGTCTGTCTACACTTATCTCTGAAAGATTTAATAATTTTTTATCTTTATCTAAATACGTACTACCATATTCATCTTCATTATTTTTTAAATAACCATGAGCCAATATTAAGGTTAAGGATTTACCTATAGGACTTAATTGTACCGAAGTGTTAACATCCCAGTTAGATTCTGCCCATATTACAAATTGATTGGCTGCAAAATTCCAATTTTGTATATTGTTATTTGAATCAACATCATTAAAAACAAAACCAACTGATTCTAAATATTTTTCATATTCTAATAGAAACCAATAAACATCTTGTATATTGTTAAATGTAGTTCCGTAATTAACTTTTACAGGAATTGTTTCGTACTTAACATATCTAATTAAATTTGTATTTCCTATTGTTACTGCTCTGCCTGAAACTTTTATCGAAGGTAATACATTAAAATATGGTTCATCATTATGCCAACCATTAATTGTATATCCGGTCGACGATTTAATAATTTCTACTCCACTATAAACTATTTTTTTATACGGAGATGACTTATGTAATTTTAATGAAATATTATCAGCTGGTATAAAATTATCAGATAGTTCTGATTGTAGGCTATCTGCTAATAATGATATATTATTTTTATTAGAATAACCTTGTATTTTATACATTTGTTTTGAATTTAACTGTCGTATTTGTCTAGCAAAATCTTTATAAATTTCATTACCTAAAAACATTAATCTATCAACTATTAATTGTTGAATCCCTAAAACTCTTCGAGTTAAATTGGTTGTGTCTACTTCATTATGAATGTATAATTCATTTGTGTTATGTCGTTTTTTTGTTTTTTCAGATATTTTTTGTAGTTCGTGCTTACTATCAACTATTTCAATTATACCTCCCATGCCGGAATGATTACCACACGAATAATATAACTGACTTATAGCGGTACCTTTAGGAATTATTAATTGCGTATATCTGTCACCTGTATTACTTGATAAAAAACTTTGTTCATAATTCCCAGAACCAGCAAATGTAGTATAATCAGTTGAACCAATTTTCCACACCTGTTGTGTTCCTTGGCTATATATAGAACCTTCAGTGTCTCTTATTGTAGTAAAGTATAAAGGATGGTTATCAGTGTATGTTAATGAACTGGCATTAGTTGAATCAGATTGATCAAAAATATATGTTTTACCTTGTTCTAATTTTAAAGTTTTTTGTTGGACACCATCTATATAAAATCTATTCTGTGATCCGTCACTTGCTACGGTTACTTTCAAGGTAGTTGATGCATCCGGACCATCATTTATTTTATCTAAAACATCGTAATTGTCTTCTAAATATTTTCCAGGATTAGCAGAATATAAAAATTTATTTTCTACATAAGGAAAAATTGAACTACGCAACCATACAGTTTCTATAGGACTTCCATCACCAAATTTAAAATTACTTCTTGCTTCGTTTGCAGTTGGAGAAGCAAGACTCCATGTATCAGGATCTTGTAAAGTAACAGTTGCATCAGTTCCGCCCGCTGTACCAGTGCCTGTAACAGGAAATGTTGCTCCGGGTCTAGCAACATTTATATCTTGCACTTCTGCTTGACCAGGTTCGGATATAATTCCTTTTTGTAATGCAGATTCTAGGTCAGCTTTTCTTGTTAGGTTGGCCCAACAATTATCATTTGTAGTGGTTGTTGTGGGACTACCGTATCCTGCATCCCACCAACTAGGTTTTTCTACAAAGCCTAGCATTTCCCATGGGTGAGTATGCGGTCTATCTGTATCAAAATAATGTCTGTAGATGCCTCTCCAATAACCTATTCCTTCTGGTTGGGTTGAAGAATAATTATGTGTAAATTTATTATTAGCATCATACGAACTATTTGTTAATGTTGTAATACCCTTACCCACTCTATACGAATTAAAATAATTATCATAAAAATTATTTTGTTCGGTTTTTGTATACGGTGTAGACCGATACTTTCCAGGTATATAAGTTAAATCTTTTCTTTTATTTTTAAACAAAGATTGTATATGATCATATATTCTATTTTCTAATTCAAACAATGCTTTGTCTCTAACATCTGTTAAAGACGGAGTTAAATTACTATCGACGGTTGTATTAAACGAAACCGTTTTAGAACCATCGTGGCCTTCTATAATTACAACTTGCCTCGAACCTGTGTCATCTAAATAAAATGTCGGTTTAATACAAGGTACTACACCTAACTTTGCTAATGTAGGTGGTATAAAACTTAATCCTTGATCAATACTAACTTTTATAACAACTTTACCTGAACTGACTGCACTATTCAATGTAATTTTATTAGTTGTTGATGTAGTATCTAATGTATATAGATCACTTGTTAAATATGTTTCAACTCCGTTGGTATCAATAGTATAAACATATACATGATTTTTATATTGATTAGTTCTTGTAATATTTCTAGGTAAATTAAAATTAGATGTACTAGCAGAAACATTATATGTTTTTTCAACTAAGTTAAAATAGTACATCATATCACTATTTGCAAACGAAAATGTATTATTCTTACCTAAATTAATATCATAAAGGGCTTGATCAATTAATCCGCTAATAGTAGGACTTGACGTCATACTTTTGTTTAGTTGTTCTATTTTTTGAACAAATTTTTTCTTAAAAACATTATAAGAATCAGATACATATTCTAATGCTAATAATACATCGTAATCTTCGTTACTTAATGTAAACCCTGTTTTTAATAACGAAGATAATTGTTGATTTATTGTTCCACCAAATCTTTTTGTTTTATCTAAATTTCTATAATTATTTGAACCAAAAGAACTACCTGTTCTTCCAGGTTGTTTTTCTATTACATCTACAAAATGATTAAACAATTCTGAGTACTGAATATATTTTACTTCACTGTTATTTGAATTGTTTTTTATTGAATTAGCAACATCATATGACCATTCGTCTGTTGAGCTAGTATCTGTAGTAAAAAATTTAATATCAATTATATCGCCTATTGCTAATATATCTTCGTTAGTCGATATTGCTTGGGCATAAGATGAATTACCTGTTTTATAAGGTATTACAACATTCTGCCCATTAAACGTATACTGAACATTCCTTAATAATTTAGTACCATTATGGAATACTTCAGGCCACCCTTGTTCCAAAACTTGATCTATAATTATAATTTTACCTGTTGAACTATTAGGAGCAGTATAATATAAAATACTATTTGTTTCTGCGGCATCAACCGCAAATGTTGTTTTTGTACCTGATGTACTAATACTAGAGGTAAAGGCCGATCCTGTTTTATCTTGAAATGCCAATGAAGTTATACCATTTGTTACATCAAATGTATATGTTTTCCCTCGTGCCAAATATAATGTAGGATTAATACCTGTTAATTTTTCATAACCGTATGCAGAATCTAAATGAAAATTCCATCCGGTTGTATTTGCCTTGAGCCAAAAATCTCTTTCAGGTTCATAATTTGTTGTGCCCAAATCTACACTTAGGTCTGCCGTTGCAGATGTAACTTCTTGGGTTACAGTAATCGGAGTTCTTACTTGTTTATAACTCTGATGCCAGCAATTGTCGTAATAATGTTTTCCGTCATTGGCATCATATTTTTGTAAATAATACAAACCTTTTATATCTACACCTGTAGTAAATGTATTGTATTGATATGTTGTTTGAACAACAGAATTATTAAAAATTAAATTACTTGTATTTGTTGTATTTGAATACGACAAAGGAAATTTTAAATAATCATCATTTTTGCGAGTAGGCGAAGTTGTATCTTCTAGATATTCAAATACTGTTGATCCTGTAAAATCTGTTTCTTTATAATGAGATAATGGTTCATGTTTAGCATTGTATAATTCATATAACGGATGTTTATTTGGTATTTCTTTTTCTTGAGTTGCAGACCATGTATCTAATTTTGCATTGTAATAATAATCTATTCCTCTAACTAATGAAGAAGAAGCAGTTTGCCATTTTGTTGCATCTTCTCCTGGTGTTACACCTTTATTAATATTAACTAATGAACTAAAATACAAGTCTTTATATTTTACAATATCGCCAATAGAATAAGATTTATTCCAATCATATAATGTAGGACCATTCATGATAGTAACTATATCACCATGATTTGGTACTGCGGTCGACCGACCATTATCGTTTGTAATTGCGGTTAATGTATAACTATTACTGTCGACTGTACAAATTTGATTGTTTATATTTGTTGTTGCATTTATTATTAATACTCTATCATCTCCTTGAACAGTATAACCATTATGAACTAAATTAGTTGCTAAACTTGTGTTAGGATCAGGTAAGGTTGAAATTACCATAGCAACCGGTTTTCTACTTTCAATGCCATGATTGTATAGACGTAAATCTTTCTCCCAACAAATAATAGGTCGTTGTGCATAATCACTATCGTCTAATATTTGACCTAATGTTGTAGAACTAGATGGAGATGCTACGCTATCTCCTATTTTAAAAGTTGGTGCAACACCTATAAAAGTATTAACTGCCTTTACTGTATCAATATGGTACCAATTATTTGTTCTAGACCAAATATTATTATCTCTTGAACCTCTTTCTATAGTTAGATATTCGTGTCTCCAATGAAGATCTGTGTTTTGTCCGTTTTTAAAAGGTACTACTTTTTGTCCGCCTACTACTAATAAATGAACACCTGCACTAGCACCGTAATTTGCACCAGTTGTTGCAGTTATGGTAGTGCTTACTTGTCCGTCGGTTTCGATACTACCCGAAGCAATAGCATGAGTTGGATTTCCGCCAGATGAATCATATATATTAAAAAATGGTTTATAAACGTATCCTTCACCTTGTGTAGTTATAGAAATTGTATCAATTTCATCATTTATATCTACAGTAACAGTACCAGCAGCATTTATCTGGCTTGCAATACCATGTGAATAAGGCGTTATAGATGTTAAATTTGATTCCCAAGCGGTAGTTGTTGCATTAAAGGTACTTTCTACAATTAATTTTATTTTAGACCCTACGCCAGTAACCAAGTAAACATTATTATCATTGGAAAATGTAAGTCGCATACCATTTTCCAGTTTAATAGTTCTGTTACTATATTCTGATTGAGCCGATGATGTAAATTGTGCTAACCCTTCTACATCAGCAGCAGTTGTTCCATGAAGACCAAATATAGGTAATCCAAACGGCAACCATACGTAATTATTCCAATTAATAAACATATCAAAATCAATTGGAGGTCTCCAAGAATAATTAATATCAGCAAATAATTTATCTAAATTAGTAGTGTTTGAATCTAAAAAATTTAACTTATTAATTATATCACTATAGGTATACGCAGATTCATATTCGCCTGTGTCTGTTCGCTGACTTACTATACCCGGTTCTAATTGATAACGATTATCTAATGTATTTTTACTAGGTAAATAAGAATCATCTACTGATGATCTAATTTTTCCTGTCTTCTTTCCAATATATCCTGATTTATTTTCAGATACACCGCTTTCGATCATAGGATCTAAAGTTGCATTTAAAAATTTTTTATTTGTATCGCTTTGGAAATATTCAGGTAATAAGTCTGTTGAATATTTTTTTGATAAATTCCTATTAGTCGAACCCGGCGAAGTATTATTAACTTGCTCTGTTTTTGCTTTACTAGTAAAATCAACCATTTAATTTCCTATCAGTAGTATCCTGAACCACCATCGGATGAACCACTACTAGATGTAGATGTTGTTACACCCGTGATCGATGTAGTACCTGTTACAGTATCTAATGTACCACCTGCAATTCTAATATTAGATTCAGTATAAGATGAAACTATATCTATATCAGATACTTTTGCTGCACTTATAAAAATCTCATGTTCGTTTGGTGTTACCTGAAACATATTACCAAATCTAGAACCACCATCTTTAGGTACTATAACAATAGATGAAATAATACCTATCATCTTTCGATGAACATAACCTGCTAATTCTGTAAAATAAAATGTTTCCCCAAATGCCCAGTTAGCAGGATCAAAATATTCATCTATATAACCTACAATTAATGATTTTATTTCGTTATCTGTATATGATGTAGTAGAATTTTTAACTACTTTAAATTTTGCCTGCAATGCATAATCTGCTTCCGCTCCAAATAATATTTTCATTTCACATGGTTTATAAATGATTGTATCCGATGAAGTTTTTGAACTTTCAATTGATGTAAACATATTTTTTAAATCTTCAGTTGTATGAGGTAAAGGTTTAAAATCTATACGCCTATCATTTTTTAACCAATTTGAAAAAGCAGTATAATATGTATTTGTTAAAACATATGTATCAATTATATTTGTAACTGCCGGATCTATTCTTGCCTCTTCACTTGCAGCATGAGTCCATTTAAAATTAAGATTTGATCTTCCTGTATAACTTTTATATGTTAATTTCCTAATATGCTCCCAATATGTAACATTAGTTGGTAAACTTCCTAAGTTATTGTTCGTTAATGATTTATATTCAGATCCTTCGTATTCTACTTTATCATTTAACGAATATACTTGTGACGAAGACCAACTTATAACTGTATTGGGAGTAGCAGGTGTCCAATATGTAGTATTAGTCGGAACATTACCTGTTGTTGATGCTAATGCTTTATAATAGTTTCCGTTATATATTACAACATCATTAATGCTATATGTAGCTACTCCATTATATTCTAATGCCAAAGGAGGAGGTTCTGCCATTAATGTTTTATACGTATAATTACCATCTTGAACATCTGTTATAAAAATAGTATTTGATCCTACAATAGAATCAAATGCAAAAGGATCATCAATTACTAAATCTTTATTATCGTCGGCAAATTTAAGTAACACTCTTCTAGGATCTGTATATCCGTCGTCGTATGTGTAATATCCTGATATATCAAACTTATAATCATTAGTAAACAATGTAGAACCCGTTCCGCCACCAACGGTTGTTAATGGTACGGAATTTAATTTTAGAATGCTAATAGCATCTATAACAGATTTTTTTGATAATTTACTTACTTTATTTTCTAATCGTTGATTATAAAATCTTACATTATTAACTGAACCAAAATTAAATTTAACTGCCCTTGCTAAAAATACCCATTGATTTGCTTCTTTTTCTATTCGTAACATCCAACTATGATCTCCATTGCTGCCCGTACCAGCAGAACTAAGATCAAATGCAGCATCTCTAGAAGCACCCAAATTTGCAACAGGCACTACAGTCCATGCCATTGTTGTATGATTGTAATACAAACCAAATGAATTATTTGCATCTAATTGTGTAGCTATATTTGTTCTTTCAGTTGATGTAAATTTTTTATTAAATGCAGGTGCTATTCTTTTAATTCTATAACCAGAAGGAATATTTCTAGATAATTGTACCGCTCCTAAACCTTCTGCAGTTTTACCTGTATATGTTAGTGTAGTGTCTGTTACTCCCCTACCATCTCCTGAAACACTAACTATGCTTGCCCATTCAGTTTTTGACGAAGCAGTATAATTGTTAGTGCCATCAGTATCAGGTTGTACAAATTCAATATTAGCTCCAGGAACTAAATATTTTCCGATCAGATCAATTGTGTATGTTCCTAATCCTGCCGTTGTTGCATCGTCTTGAAAATATCCTGTCGACATTTTATTTGAACCAGTTACTCGTGTCCATGTCCATATGTCACTAGTTGCTGATTGCAAATAATTAATTGGATATGTAGGTCCAGAAATATAATCACCTGAATATTTTTGATAATAAAAATTTTCAACTTCTTTTTCGTTCAAATATGATTCTATGTATTGTTCTATTATAGATGATGAAGTTAATGTTGAATCAGAAGATAAAGTAGATCGTAATAAAGAATCTTCTAAATAAATGTACCCATCGTCTCCAAATATAGTTAAATCTTTATATGTTCCTGTTGGATCATTAATATCAACATAACGTGTATGTCCACTATGTATTCTATTTGTACTCTTTATCTTTTTAATATTTGTAGAAGCTTGCAATGGATATACTGCATAATCTTCGGCAGTTACCATTCTATCCTGAGTAGCATATACTTGTGGTGCATTTGTTTGTATAGATGTTAATGTCTCTGTTTCTGTACTATTTTGAACTGCTTCTTGTAAATCTAAAACTACAGTTAAGTCGTATAATTGATTGTCGTTTCTACTAAAATAAGGAATAACAATGTTTATGTTTTGCATGTCTTCTGGTCTAATAATATACGATTCATTATTTCCTGTTCTGTACCAAGTTCTGATAACATCTTTAGGAGCATTACCAAATCTTCCATCTGCAAACTTAATAGATATTTGATCGTCATTTCTTGTAACAACTTCAAATATATTTCTTAAACTATTATCAATAGAATTAAAAATAACATTTGAACCTGTAACAACCGGTACTTTAGTCCAACTAACAGACACCGAACCTGATTGAGCAACACTTTGAACCCACACATCATCATTTACTATATTATCTACATTAATATCTATTACCTGATTTTCAATCGGTGATGTAATTAATACATCTTTAAATGCCAAAGTACCCTGTTTGAAGTAAAAAAAGAAACCTGTATTGTCACTAGCATTACCTTTACCGTCATTTAAATAAATGCAGTTAAAAGATGCATTAGGATCGGGATAAGGTTCATAATACCCTGCTGCATTTAAATTAACATTACAAATTTCAAAGCCAGTCGATATACCATTAACATTGGCATTGAACAGATAAACAACATCTTGTCCTGTCAATGAATTTAAAGTATAAATTTCTGTTTTAATACCATCATGCGTACCTGAATTATACGGAGTACCGAATTGATTTGTAGCTGTCAGTACAGAATTTACAATTAAAAGAAATTGTTCGTATGCATTTGCATTAGTAGCATCATTCCACACTACTTCTACGTTAGAAAGATTATTGCCGTCTGAATCTATTAATATTTCTGTGGTTTTTACTGATTTTACTTTAATTACCCCTTTTGAATTTAATGATCGTTTTGGATTATATCCTAAAAATCTAGCCAACCGTAACACTGATTCTCTAGAAGTAGCAGTTTCTATAAAATTTTCACGAGAAGAAAAGTCAATTCTAAATGCTAGGCTATGTCCTAGATATGCAATAAGATCTATTAAACTTACAAATTCTGAAGATTGAATCCAATCATTATAATCTTCTGGATAATTTAATCTAATGTAATCGACCATTGCCGATTTAATAGTATCAAAGTCGTATGCTTTAAAATTTGCTTGGGCAAACGATTGATATACCGCAGTATAATCTTCTGCAGCAAATAATACATCTTGTCGTGTAGCCATTTAGTTATTCCTATTTTGCTTCAGATAAATTTCGATCAAAATTAATAGATAAAATATCTTCTTGATCAGTTGGTGTATATTTTAATCGCATCTGAATGCTAATTGCATTTTGGTTACTGTAAGTAACCACTTCTCGTAAATTCCATCTAGGATCTTGTGATACAATATCTATACAATCTTCTTTAATTGCGTCTTCTACTGTATCGTCATATGGCTCAAATAATAAATCCCAAATCAAAGAACCATACGAAGGATCCATTAATCTTTCGCCTTTTTTAGTGTTAAAATGATTTGTTAAATCTTGTTTAGCAAGGTCCATATCTTTTAATTTTCTAACTGAAGTTTTAGAAGAATAGCCTTTAAATAAAACTTTTGTTGCCATAATTATTCCAACTTATTATATTTAGTAAAAAATAAACCAAGTATTTAATATTTTTGGTTGACATTTGATCTTAAGAGTGTATAATACTTGTATAGGTTAAATTAGTTAACACTTGCTTAGGAGCAAATATGACAAAGTGGAACAGAACTAAAATTGCTAACCTACTTGCTACAAACAACAAGGCAGTTGAACGTGCCTTAATAGTTGTTTTCAACAATCAAGAGCTTGACGAGCAAGCAATGGATTCCACCCATAAAGCAAATGGTATTGGGTTTACTGCATTTGATGCAGATATCCTTTCTTCCTTTGCAAAACACATCCTTAAAGGTCGTTCACTTTCCCCAAAACAATTAGAAGTTGCACGTAAAAAAGACAAATTTGGTAATATGAAAATTGCCAAATACTGGAAACAGTTACAAGCAGAAATTATCCGTAAAGAACAAAAATTAGACATTCCTGCAGACGGCGGGTTTAGAACTTCTAAACAAGTTATTAATGGTGTGAGACAAGGTTATACTTACGATGATGATACATATTCCGACCATTTTAAAGACGCAAATGGTTTTAGACCACGTGGTATTTTGTGGGATCAGTGGATGGCACAAAGTCCGGCTGAAAAGCAAAAAGAGTGGGATAGGTTGCAAGAAGAGATTGTAAGGCAGATAGAAGAAGATAAAAAGTATAATCATTGTTTGCAAAAAGAAGTTAATCACTATAAGCAAATGAGCATATGACTTATCCTTATAAGAAAGAAAAAGATATGAATGATTATAACCGCGGTAAACGTGACATCATGTTAGAAATGGCAAAAGAAGATTTGATTAACGTAGCATCAAGAATTGCTGTTTTAGAAAACGACCTCGATGGTGCCCGAAAAACAAAGTGGGAGCTAGTTAATAAGATTCGTTTGCTAGAAAACAATGCGGCTTTTGAGTGTGTAGAAAAAGGAGAGGCTTTGACTCTCCATGAGAAGATTAACATTATTAAGGAAGGGTTTACGTTATGAGTACGAGTGTATATGGTGAAAGAATTGAAGCTTTAGTAGAAGGTCTTGACGCTATGTTAGACCACATGAACGATAGTTATCGTGAGTGGATGAAAAGTGATGACCCTATCAAGAAGCAAATGTGTAGTGAGTATCATGCTTCCCTTACCTATTACATGGGTAAGAAATATGTCAAGGTAGTCACAAGCAGTTCAGTTTGTGCTTTCGTTGTCGCCTGTGATGATGATAAGAAGTTCATGTTTGGTGACATCCTGAAGCCTGCTGGGCGGAAGGCTCCTGCAAGGAACTTCCGTAGAGGGAATGTTCTGGATCGAACCTTTGCTCGAGTTCGATGGACAGGAGCTTTATAAAAAAACTTGACAAATTTATTATTAAGGAAGGATTTACTGTATAGATAAATAATTTAAACAGTTTAGGACAGTTATATGAAAATCAATGATATTATCAACGAAGCATCTTTTAAATTTTCTCCCGAAGACTTCAAAGATACAGAAAAATATAGCATACCATTTGAGGATACAACAAGATTTGCCCAATTCTTAGCAAGGCAAATGGAAATTATGGGTGTATCAAAAGAGATGGCAGAAAAGTTATATAAGGCTGCGGAAGCAGGCAACGATAGTTGGATTCATAGATTTGGAAAAAGTCCTAAACTTAAAAATCTTATTGGTCATACTATAGATACTGCAATGACGTCCAATTTAGTTGCAATTCAAAAAGCAATGGGATTATATGCAGGCATTCTTAATCTTAAAAAGAAAGGTCCTAGTAAACCATCGCCCACACCAGACGATATGCTACCCGGCGGACCAGACGACGAAGAAGCAAGAGATCGTCGAAGTGCAGCCGCTTTTGGACCTCCAACTGATCCACGTGGTATTAGATCATACTAAAATATGAAAGAACTATTAGATCAACTACGAGTTGTTTTTGAAAAATCCGAAGCTCGCATCCATGAACTCGTAGGTAAGTGTAACGAGCTAGAAGAAGAAAACGACAGACTTCGTCAAGAACTTCAAAACGAAGGATACATTATTAAAATAAACAGAAACTATGATAGGTCTAGAAAGTATGACAGAAGCAAATCACAACGAGAATTCGACTGCGATTTTTGATTGGGCAAATAAATTTCATAAAGCATTTAGAGAATTAAAACACCAAGGATTAGATATACAGACAGTCCGTGTCTTTAGAAACTTAATATGTAGAGACGGTTTTTCGTTTTCCCTCCAAGCAGGTCCTGCACATTATTCTGAACCAAAAGCAATAGCAGAAAAATATGATGCCTGGGAAGTTGGGTATCCGTCACAAGTAGAACCATTGTGGTTAGAATGGCAAGAACCCGGCCATGATCCAACAGAAAGTGTATACGGCTGGGTGCCAAATAATGTTGTTAATGCAGTAATACAAAAACATGGTGGCATTGATGAACGAGAATTTATTTTGGAGAAGCTTCTAAAATAAATACGGTATCATGACTGACGCACAGGTAGAAGATCATTTAGATGAACGACAAGAGCTAGAGCAGGAAAGAGATTATTACAAAGATAGGTGTACAGAGTTAACACGGCAATTAGATATTGCTAATAAAGAATTAAAAAGAATAGAAGATACTTATTTCAGAAACAACTAATGAAACTGATAACAGGTAATGCAAACAGAAAACTAGCCGAAGACATAGCCGGCTTAGCAGGTATAAGTTTATGCGAAACTTTAGTAACCCGGTTCGCAGACAATGAAATTTGGTGTGAAATAAAAGAGAACATCCGAGGGGAAGATGTTTTCATTATCCAAAGCACATGTAATCCAGCCAACGACAACTTAATGGAATTATTAGTACTCATAGACGCTTGCAAACGAGCAAGTGCAGGCAGAGTTACGGCAGTTATTCCTTATTATGGTTATGCACGACAAGACAGGAAACCTACTTCTAGAACTCCTGTAAGTGCAAAACTTGTTGCTAATATGTTAGAAGCGGCAGGCGTAGATCGTGTATTAACAATGGATTTACATGCAGGTCAAATACAAGCCTTTTTTGATATTCCAGTAGATGATTTAAGAGCAAAACCGTTGTTTGTAAAAGACTTAAAAAATAGTCCTATGGTTAAAAGCGGTAATGCAATAATAGTTTCACCGGATGCAGGAGGCGTTCCCCGGGCAAGGTCTATTGCAAAAGCATTAGATTTAGATATAGCAATTATTGATAAACGTCGAGATAGGGCCAACGAGTCCGAAGCAATGAATGTCATTGGTAACGTAAAGGGGAAGCAATGTATAATCGTGGACGATATCGTAGATACTGGGGGAACACTAGCCAAGGGTGCAGACGCTTTAAAGAGCGAAGGCGCCGAGGTAATTCATGCATATATAACACACGGAGTATTAAGCAAAAATGGTGCAAAGAAAATGGAATCGTCAGCGTTATCGGCATTAGCGATAACAGATAGTATTCCAAATGAAGAAAATAGTGTAGTTAAAATTATCTCAATTGCGGGTATGTTTGCCGAAGCAATTCGCAGAGTACACCATGATGAATCAATTAGTGTATTGTTTGAATGAACGAAGAAGAAGCATGGCATAATTGTCATCCAGATGATGCATGGATTTTTGATAAACTAATCCTCTCCAAAAAATTAGGTTACACATGTGGTCCAGCAGAAGTAGCCGTTCCTGAATCAAATTATTATGTAGTTAGACCTTGTGTTAATCTTGCTGGCATGAGTATAGGTGCGGAAATACAATATTTAGAAATGGATTCATGTATTGATCAGCCTGGTTATTTTTGGTGCGAAATGTTTAAAGGTAGACATTTAAGTGCCGACTATGAAATAGATTCTGCATCTAGATCAATCCAACAAGGTTTAACAGTAGAAGGATTTAGAGACTATAATCAACCCCTATGGAAGTTTCTTCGTTGGATTCGTGTCAACGACGAACTAAAGATAAATTTTATTCTTAAACAATTAAAAGGATCTTATAAGGCTATTAACTGCGAGTTTATAGGCGGTAAACTTATAGAAATGCATTTAAGAGCAAACTCAGATATGGGCGATTACAATGAAGTAATACCTGTATGGAAGGGCGAATCTACAACACCGCCAGACGGCTTTGAATATATAGAAGATGAAGATTTCAATCGTATCGGCTTTTTTAAGCGTTAAAAATCATTTTAAAGAAAGTTACATATTAAGTCCATTTGCATTTTATTGTGAAGTCTTAGAAGCGACTTTATTAATTAGTGCAAGTGCTATATTAACTTTTACAGTACTAGATCCTGCTACAAAAATATTCATTCCTTTGTATTTTGTAGGTAGTATAATGGGCGTAATTAGCACTACAATTCGCAAGGCGGCATTTGCTACTGTTCTTTGTACATGGTTTACAATTATGAATTTTATTGCTCTTATTAAACTTTTTGGTTGACAAATACTTACAAGATAGTATAATACATATATTGTTTAACATTAACGAGGTCCAATATGAGTGTTAACGAATGGGATTTTGTACATGAAGATGTTACACCTACCGATATCACTTTATTTCAACTTGAACCTAATGCTAAGTTTAATGACGAACATTGTCTTGCACATATCATGTGTTGGGCAGGTGCATTTCCTAGTGTATCACAGGCTAGGAAAAATGGATGGGATAGGCCTATCCCTTTTGGCTTTTCTGAATTTACAGTAGGAAAGTCCAAAAGACAAATATTCATCCTCAATCGAACAGGAGACAAATGAGGAATATTTTTATCGTGTTAGTAGCACTGATCGCACTTGGATGTTCGAGTGCAAGTAAACAGGAAATGGTTAAAGAGGCACTTAATAGTGTCGGTGACCGACCTGACTGGGTTATGATTCCGCCTGTACCAGAAGGCGATCAACTTTACTTTGTAGGTACAAGCAATTTGTATGCTACAGAACAAGGGGCTCGCAGAGATGCGAAGCGAGACTCTATCCGGGAAATGTCGGAGTTTGTTCGTGTTCTTAATAAGAACAAATGGGAAAGAGTAGGCGTGACATATGGTATGTCTGCTATGGCTAAAATGCCTACTGTTAGCGAACGTAACTTTGAGAAAGTTGTAAGTGCATCAACCGCAAACTTTTTGCGAGTGCAAGAAATGTATTTCGAACGTGA